AGCAGTTAACCCCTTTAAAGATATTAGAATGAAAGCGGGCGATAACGATCGCTCTCTTAACTGGTATCAGGTTCAAACAAAGAATCTTAAGAACGTCAGACCTAATCAGTTGATGGCAAATACACCCGAATTGACAACTACCATTTTGCCTGGTAATATGTACATGTTCTTTTACGATGCTAAGTTAAAAGATACATTACCGTACTGGGATATGTTTCCATTAGTATTACCTTTTAGAAAAGTGCAGGGTGGGTTTTACGGTCTAAATTTACACTATATTCCTTACCCTGTGAGATTTAAATTGCTTGCAGCAATGCATGATTTAGCCTATGATGCTAAGGTTACAGAGAATACTAGGCTCCAATTGAACTGGAGGATATTGAATGCTTCAACAAGATACGCACCTATTAAGGCTTGTGTTAAGCACTATCTTTATGACCAGCTTCAATCTAGATTTTTAAAAATACATTATCCCGATTGGGTTACTGCCTCTCAGCTTCCAGTGGAGAGGTTCATCGGAGCTAACAAACAAGAGGTCTGGAGAGAATCCAGAAAGAAATATTAATGTCAAAATCTAGTTTTAATTTAAGTTTATTTCTTAGCGCTATTAAAGAAGATAGCCTGGCAAGAGTAAACCGGTTTGAAGTTATGATTCCTTCACCTAGAGGTATGAGTGATTTAAATAGATCGTATGCCGACTTTACAAGTCTTTACTGTGAGATGGCAAGCTTGCCTCCTGTTAACATTTCTACAAAATCATTTAAGATCTTTGGACCTACATACCAAAGACCGTTTGGTGCTGAGTATGGTGGCGAGGGTATATCTTTAACGTTTCACGTTGACAGAGATATGAATGTAAAAAAGTTTTTTGATGATTGGACTTCAGTAGTTGTTGATCCTGACTCCGGATTAGTAAACTACCAAGAAAATTATACTTCAACGATTACTTTAAAACAGCTTGATGAACAAGAAAATATTACATACGAGTTGGAATTGTATGAAGCGTTTCCAAGAAGTAGTAATCTTTTAGAATTAAATAATTCAGCTCAAAATCAAACCCATAGACTCAATGTATTGTTTGCGTATCGTTACTGGAAAGATACAGGTCGCGAATTCCAGACTATACCCAAGGAATCACCAAGAAGTAGAGAGTTACAAATAGCATTGCAAGCCCGAGCAGATTTTGCAAAAACTGACCCAAGACGAATTGATTTATAAAAGGATAATATAATGGCTTTACCAAAATTAGAAACACCAACGTATGAATTGACATTACCTTCAACAGGTGATAAAGTAAGATTTAGACCGTTCTTAGTTAAAGAACATAAGATTCTTCTGACCATGTCAGAAGCTGATAATAGCGAAGTATCAAGAATTATTAGAGAGTTAGTAGACGTATGTACATTTAATACGATTAAAATTAGCGAGTTACCGCATTTTGATATTGAATATATCTTTATGCATTTGAGAGCAAAATCAATAAGCGAGACTGTTGAAGTAATTGTTAATTGTGAATGTGGTGAAAAGATCGATGCTACATTTAATATTGAAGACCTTAAGGTAGTTAAACCAGAAGGTCATTCTAATAAAATTATGATTAACGATGAAATCGGTATTGAATTAAAATATCCTAACATAGATGATGTTGTAGATATCTTTGCTACTGATGATAACCAAAAAGTTATCGATCTTATTTTAAGAAGTGTTAAAGCAATTTATAACCAGAGCGAATATTGGTCTGCTGCAGACCAGACTAAAGAAGAATTAGAGGAGTTTATTTTCTCTTTAACCAAGGCACAGTTTGATAAATTGGAGCAGTTCTTTGTAACAGCGCCAAAGATTGTTCAAACAATTGAATGTGATTGCCCTAAGTGTGGAAAGCATAATGTTTCAAAACTTGAAGGGTTACAGAATTTTTTCGTATAACCCTTTCCCAAGATAGTTTAGCTAATTACTTCACGCTAAACTTTTCATTAATGCATCATCATAAGTACAGTTTGACTGAGATTGAAAATATGATGCCGTGGGAGAGGGAGATTTATGTTTCGCTATTAATAGATTATATTAAACAAGAAAACGAAAAGCTGAAAATGCTTAAACAAAATGCTAGGAATACGTAAATGGAAGTAAAAAAAGACGAAGACTGGATGCAGAAAAAATGGCGTCCTGCAATGGGGTGGATGTACATGCTCATATGTTTACTTGACATGGCCATATTCCCTGTACTGTGGAGTTTACTACAAGTATTTACTAAACAGACTGTTACCCAATGGAGCCCTTTAACGCTTCAAGGTGCGGGGTTATTTCACCTTGCAATGGGTGCCGTGCTTGGTATTGCTGCATGGGGTAGAACACAAGAGAAAGTCGCTGGTACTGCATCTAACTTTACACCTGTTGTCCAACCTGCATCATCAGTTCCTGCAGTTCAATCTCAGAGTTTTGATATACTACAGGTGCCTCCAGCTGCAGGCCCGGTTTGGACATCACCGGTTGTAGCTTCGGAGCCAGCTCCGAGCTTTACTCCCCCGTTTGCAGCTTGGCCAGCGCCGGTCCCAAGCTTTGAAGCAGCAATAAAAGCTCCTGGTGGAAGAAGACCTGTAACCCCTAACTTTGGATCATAATGCAATCCCCATCAGCATCAGACCCTAGCTTCAAAGCGTTCCTGGAAAAACTCCAGGAACAGAATAATCGTGGCTTTGTTACTCAGCTAGTTCAGTTGAAAGCTGAACGGGAGAATGCTGGTGAGGATAATGATAAAAGAGAAAAGCAATTAGATGATGTTATATCTTCTCTTAAAGAAGTAAGAAGTGCTGTTACAGGTATTAAAATAGATATAGATTTAACACCACTAGTTAATATTGGTGAAAATCAAACTAAGCTATTAGATGAGATTTTTAAAGAGTCATCTCTAACTCGCAAACTTACAGAAGGCAGTGTTGAATATAGTAAGGAAATGGCTGGGTATAGAAACACCAGCGGTAGAGATGTAATAAATGAAGTTTCAGGTAAAGTATCAAAAACCGGTCAAGTAATTGATTTTGAAACTGCTAGAGATGCTTTGTCAGCTCAAGGTAAAAGAGCAAAAGAAGATAATGCCTTTAGTCTTAAACCAATAAACTATACCCCCGGCAAGGCTGCAGCTCCTGCTGTTGGGGGTAAAGGGAAAAAACCGGCTGACGATGAAGAGGATTTAAATCAACCCGCCTTTAAAGGATTCCTTGAAGAAATAAAAAGTGGATTTAAGTTTTTCATGACCGATGGTTTATCTGAAAAACCAGGTACAGGTATTTTTCAAACCCCGTCTAAAGAAGTAGAAAAGAAAGATAAAGAAGCTGATGTTACAAGCCCAAGGCAGCAAAACCCTGAAGCAGACAATATCGCAACCACCGGGGAAATTGAAGCTGATGCTGCAAAGAATGATCTTGAGTTATCTAAGCAAATGCTGGATACAACTAAAGCACAACTTGTTGAACTTAAGGCAATCAGAGAAGCTTTAGCTCCTAAAACACCAAAAGATTTACCTAAGCAAAAAAGTACACCCACTCCTAGCCCTGGTGGAGGGGGTGACGGGGGAGGTGGAGGGGGGCTACTGGGTGGGCTGGGTGGCATGATGCCCGGTATGGGAGGTGTGGGTAAAGGCTTAATGGCTGCTGGTAAGGCAGCTTTACCTTGGGCGGCAGCTGCCGGGGTTGCTGTAGCAGGTGGTGCAGCGGTTGATTACGGTCTAGGTAAGCTGGGCGTTGGTAAGGATAAAGAAGGTAACGATTTAAAAGTTGATACTGCTCAAGATGACGCCAATTGGGCAAAGATGTCCATGGGTCAGAAAATACAATCAGGTGTTGGTAGGGGTATTGAAAAAGTAGGTAGCGCATTATTCCTTGATAATATGTCAAGAGAGGCTCAAGCTGATAGAATTAAAAATGAAACCGAATATTTTAAAGATAAAGATTTTGTTGATTCTAGCAAAGAGCAAGATGAAGCCAACTATAAAAAAATGTCTTTTGGCAAAAAGATACTATCCAGTATTAATAGAGGTGGTGAGAAATTAAGCCTATTTGACTCAACAAAGACTACGGCTGCAAGAATTAGAAAAGAGACTGAGGAATTAAATAAAGATGCCCCTGGTGCAGCTACGAAAGAAGCTCTAGCTCCAACACCTGAAACGGTAGTTAAGAAAGATTTAAGTAAAGCTGAAAAACTATCAAGGATAAAAAAAGAGTTTCAAGATAGTGAAGCTAAGGAAGCGGCTGCAAGAGATAAAATAAAAGAATTTGAAAAAGCTAATCCATTTGATGTACAACCAAAAGGTGATATTGAGTCAGGAATAACCCCCGGTAAATTTAACGACCCTAAGAAACAAGCTGAATACAATAAGTTACAAAAAGAGAGTGAAGCCCAGGGTCTTCAAAGTATCAAAATAGGGAACAAGTATAGAGAAGCAGATATAGGTAAAGATGTAAGACCTTTAACTGCATCTAACGCCGCCGAGAGAAATAAACAGGCTGAAGAGGCTAATGCAAGAGGGTCCACGTATTTTGGAAAACCCCATAAAAGCGACTATAAAGAAGGGGATGAAGTAGGGTTATCTGAACGTGAAGCCAGTAGAAAATATAAAGGTGCTTTACTAGAAAAGGGTGTAGCACGTGAAGACATTGATACTGGACCATTTAGAGCTCAAGACCAATATAATAAATTGATAGGAAAAGAATTACGTGAGAAAGATGTAACCGGGGGTCCAGGGGCAAAGAATCCTGTTGCAGCTAGTAAGGCTGGTACGGCGGCCCCAGCGGAAACTGTTGATGGTAAAAAAGTTAGCATTCAATTTAGTGAGATGGAGTTTTCTCAAAAAGACCCAGACAACTATAAAAAGTTTGTTGAATTTAAAGAAAAAAGAACTGAAGAAATTGCTAGAGATCAAGCAAAAAAGTTTGGTAAAAAAGAACCTAGCAGTATAGATTATCAGGTAGCTGAATCAAGAGCCAAGGTAGAGGCTATTACAAAGTTTCAAAAAGAAATTGAGACGTCTGGTGCAGGTAAGTCGGTGGCCGCAGCAGAGAAGAAATCTGTCGATGGTCAAGTTACACCAAAAGAAACTATAGATGGTAAACCAGCAGCAGTTGCCGCACAACCTAGAAGCCTGGAAGAAATTGCCATGGCTGAAGCTAAAAAGTATGGAAGAGATACACCTAATATAGATGATAAAAAATTTGCTCAAAGGCAGGTGCAAACTGAAAAACTTAAGACTGCAGGCGTTACTGAAGGTGAATTTACCGGAGGTGCATTAAAAAAAGCTTCGGATGAAGATGCTAGAATCTACTCGAATGCTTACGACAACGCAGGTGGTGAGGGCCTTAGTGCAGTGCAGAAAAAAACTTTAGCTAAGGATGCAGTAGAGGCTGCAAGAGCTAAAAGAACTATGGAGCAGGGGTCTACTGTAGCTCAAACATCTACAGAAAATGCTGATATGGCAAGAGAAGCAAGCGGTAGAGGGGTCGCTAATAACACCGTTGTATCTAACAACGTAAGTAGCAACAATACTACTAAGATTGTTCCAATGAAAGCCAATCCTAGACCAGAATATACAGGGTCTTCTTTAGATCGATATACCAATCGTATAACGGTTTACTAATGAAAAGGGGGCCCTGAGGCCCCGATCTTACTTCTTGTCTGCTTTCGCAGGCTTCTTTACAGCTGGTTTATTAACGGCCTTTTTGACAACCCTACAGCCATCGGCCGCAGTCTGCCCAGCTTTACAAGGCCGTTTTACTTTTTTGCTTCAGGCTTCTTTTCGTCTTTCTTAGCCGCAGGAGCAGCTGGTGCAGACGCAGCCTTAGCAGCAGGTGCTACAGCGGCAGGAGCTGCAGTTTT